GGCGGCTGGTGTCGCGACGATGCAGGCGACCACCGACAACGGTCTCCAGCTCACCGCGACGAAGTGGTTCGACATCAACACGAACACCGAGAAGTTCCGCGTGGACTGCCTCTTCGGCGTCGTGAACAAGCAGCCCGAGATGTCGGGCGTGATGATGTTCTCGCAGCCCTGAGCCGCGAAAACGGAATCGGAAGGGGCGGCTTCGGTCGCCCCTTCTTTTTTCTTGCAGCGTGCTATCGTCGGCGCAGCGTCTCGGAGGATTCATGCCGCTCACGAAGGGTTACTCGAAGAAGTCGATCTCGAAGAACGTCTCGAAAGAGATGAAGGCCGGGATGCCGCAGAAGCAAGCCGTCGCCGTCGCGCTTTCCACCGCGCGCGCCGCTGCGAAGAAGGCCGGCAAGCCGAGCAAGGCTCCCGCTGCGATGAAGAAGGGGATGAAGTGAATGGACTTCCCCGCTCTCGTCTATCGTTGCCCGGGGCCGCACTGGGGACCGCCGGGGACGACGTACAGGGCCGAGTCCGTGGCCGATGCGTCGGAGCTTGCGGCTGCTCTCTCTGCGGGCTGGTTTGCGACGCTTCCCGAGGCCGTCGAAGCGTTCCTCGCACCGTCTCCGTCGTCGTCGCAGGAAGGCTCGAACGAGCCCGAATCCGAAACGGCGGACGAAGCACCGTTGACCCGCGAAAGCCTTGAGGCGAAGGCCGTAGAGCTCGGTCTGAAGGTCGACAAGCGTTGGGGCGACAAGCGGCTCATGGAGGAGATCGCGAAGGCTCTCGAAAGCGAGGGGTGAGATGGGCTACACGAAGCGTCAGTTCATCGAGGCGGCGTTCGACGAACTCGGCATGGCCGCGTACACGTTCGACATGCAGCCGGAGCAGTACCAGAGCGCGCTGCGTCGCCTCGACGCGATGATGGCCGACTGGTACGAGCGCGGCATTTTGCTTGGCTACCCGCTGCCCGGTTCGCCGCAAGGGTCGAGCCTTGAGGAGCAAACGCTCGTTCCCGACCGCGCGAACGACGCGATCATCACGAACCTCGCGGTCCGTCTCGCGCCAAGCTACGGCAAGCAGATTCAGCCCGCGACGATGACGAGCGCGCGCTACGCGCTCAACACGCTCCTCGTGCGCGCCGCGCGTCCTGGCGTGATGCAGTTCCCGTCGCAGACGCCTGCGGGCGCTGGTAACAAGTACTGGGGCCAGTTCTGGGGCCCCTTCCTTCGGCCCCCTCAGGCCGACGAAGTCCTCGTCGAGTCCGGCGGCGAAATCGAACTGGAGTGATGCGCGATGACGACCCTCAACCAACTTTCGACCGCAACGACGCTGACGAGCAGCGATCAGATCATCTTTTACTCGACGATCAACGGCTCGGGCCGCAAGGCGTCGCTCGCGACGCTCCTTGACTGGATCGAGGGCGCGTGGATGTCGCCGACGTTCCAGCGCGTGACGGCGTCGCCGACGCTTGCAGGCTTCACGCTCGCGCTTCCGAGCACGGCGAACTCGCTCTTCGTGCTCCTGACGCCTTCGGGCACGATGGCGACGGGAACGATCGTCCTTCCGCCCGCTTCCGGCGCGGCAGACGGGCAAGAGATCGTCCTCTACACCTCGCAAGAGGTAACGGCGCTCTCCTTCACGCTCAACGGCGCTGCGGCGCTCAACGGCGCGCCGTCGGGCATCCAGGCCGGAAGCTCGCTGACGCTGCGCTACGACGCGCTCTCGGTGGCGTGGTACACGACCGAGAAGCCGGTCTCCGTCGGCTCGGGAACGGCGGATTACCTTCCGAAGTGGAGCGCACCGACGACGCTCACGAACTCGATCGTGCGCGACAACGGAACCGAGGTCGGCATCGGCAACGCGCCGATCGCTGGGCAGAAGCTCACCGTCGGCGGCAACGTGTTCGTGCTTCGCAGCGACTCGAACGTGCTCGTCTCCGCGGTCAACTCAAACAGCACGGTGTCGCGTTCAGTCTTTTTTGACGCCGCGAACTACACCGACGGCACCACGGGCACGAGCGGGTTTCAGGCGTCGACCTCTCGCGGTACGCTCCTTGTTCCCACCGCGGTGCTCTCGGCAGACCCGCTCGGCGTCTTCTCGGCGCGTGCCTACGACGGCACCGGCTTCTTCGAGGCTGCGCGCATCCAGGTCGACGCCCAGAGCAACTGGGCCGCGGCTCGCTCGGCGTCGCTCACCTTCTCGACGTGCAACGCAGGCACCGTCTCAAGCGCGCTCTACATCTCGCCGACGGGCAACGTGCAGCTCTATCAGGCGAACCGCGTCTTCGACGCCGCGAGCGTTGGCCAAGGCGTTCGACTCCCATCGACCCCCGGCAACTCGGACCCGAACGTCCTCGACGCCTACGAAGAGGGCACGTTCACGCCGGTTTACAACGGCGCAGGCGTCGTTGGCACTGTGACCTTCTCCGGGCGTTACCAGCGCACCGGAAACCGGGTCACGATGGACATTTTGATCACGACGGGCGCGGCTTCGTCGCTCACGTTCACGTCGGCGACCGACTACTTTGACAACTTCCCTGCGGCGCTCGCCCCGTCTGCAAGCATGTCCGTCGGGCTTCCGTCGAGCGATGGATGGGTGCTCTATCTTGTGAAATCTGGTGCGCTCTTTCGTGCCGTATTTCTGAAGTCGGGGTCGCCATCGTTCCTTCTCGGCGCAAACACCTCGATTCGCTACACCCTCGCAACCTACCTGATTTGAGGCATCATCATGGCCGCATTTGAGACTTTCAATCCCGCCTACACGCAGGGCATCACGGTTGCGCCGGGTGCCGTCGCAGCGAGCTCGACGATCGGGCTCAACTCGAAGTCGCTCTGCCTGACGAACCTCGGCACGGTCATCGTCTACGTTCGCACGTACAAGTCGAGCGACGGCGTTGTCGCGGCAACGACGAAGGATTACCCCGTCCCGTTCGGGCAGGTCACGATCACGAAGGCCGAAGACCACGACGCGATCAGCTACATCGGCGCCGTCGGCGGTTCGCTCCACATCATCCCCGGCGAGGGCTTCTGATGCTGCGCGGTGTAAACGGCTCGGGCGGCGGCGCTCCCGTCGGCGGCTCCGGCACTTCATCGCCCTCGACGATCCCCCGCTGGACCGGGCCGAGCACGTTGGGGGATTCGGGGCTCATCGACGACAGCACCTCAATCTACACGTCCACGCGCCGCGTTGGCGTGGACACGTCGACCACGCTGGCTAACGTCAAGTTCCAGGTGGGTTCGGCGAGCGCGCTCTCAAACTATCAGGGCGCTCCGTTTGGCGTAATCCTGCCAGCGGGTAGCGGCTCGTGGCTTGAACTTGCCGAGAACTCGGCGAGCGGTACGTCCTTCCGCATTTCGAAGGATTCCAGCACCGGCGTTGTACTCACCACGAACGGGAAGACCATCGGCTTCACGGCGGCTGGTTACACGACCGCGATTTCGAGCAGTCAGGTTGTGCTGACGACCACCGGCAACGTCGGCATCGGCACGGCGAGTCCACAGGAAAAAGCGCAGGTCTACGGCAACCTCAAGGTTGGTGTCCTCGCGAGCGGTTCCTACATCTCTCTTGCAGACGAATCGACCACGGGGCGTTACGTCGGCATCTTCCGCGGGCCCAGCGACACCGCTCTCGGCGTTGGCGGTTACAGCGCCATTTCGTTCACGGTCGGCGCAGCGGCTCTCGGGTCGCAAACCGAACGCGCCCGCATCGGCTCGGCGGGCAACCTCGTCATGAACACCGCCAACACCGGCGCGACGATTCAGGCGGCGGGCAGCCAGCAGGGCCTCAAGCTCCCCGCGACGCCGGGCAACGGCAACGCAAACACGCTCGATAGCTATCAGGAAGGCACGCGCACACTCTCTGCTGGCGACCTCTCCGGCTGGACCTACGTGACCGCGACGCAATACTGGACGCTCGTGGGCCGCACGGTCACGCTTCACACCGTCTTCACGGGCGGCACGTCGAGCGCAACGGGTGGCGCAACCATCGCAACCCCGCCACTTCTCACGCCGCTCCGCATCGCTGCGGGCGCTGCGGTCAACAGCTCCGGCACCGCGCTCGGCAACGGCGTGTGCGTCGTCGCCTCGACCAGCTCCACGACCGGCACCGTCATCACGTCGAGCGCGATTTCTTCGAGCGCCGTCGACAAGGTTATCACCGTCACTTACGAGACCGCGGGTCTCTGAAAGGTTCCCATGTACGCGATCATTCAGCCGGTGCCGACCTTCGGCGGACCTGCAACCATCCTCGCCATTGACAACGTGTCCGTTCTCCCAGCGTCCGCCGCTGCGCTTTGGTGGCACCTTCGCGCGACGCCAGACGGCGCAGACCTTGTGCCTACCGCTGCGCTCACGCTCTCCGGCGACGCCTACACCGCGTGGGGCACGAACGACGAGTATCTCTACACGTACACCGCCGCGCAGCTCGGCCTGACCATCGTCGAGATCGTGCCCGACGCGCCTGCGATGGTCGAACCCCCGCCGCCGGTCATCACGGCACCGCCCGTGCTCCCCGATGGCGGCCCGCTTCCTCCGGTGGTTGACGACCCCGTCCCTGCTCCCTCGAACGAGTAACCATGGCAGCGAAGCCCGCGAAGAAGTCCGAGATGAAGTGCAACGTGGCGCGGAAGACCCCTGGTCATCCGAAGAAGACGCACGTCGTCAAGGCCTGCGAGGGCGGCAAAGAGAAGATCATCCGCTTCGGCGAGAAGGGCGCTTCTCCGAAGCCTCCGCGCGAAGGCGAAAGCGAAGCGGATAAGAAGAAGCGCGCATCCTTCTACGCTAGGCACGCGAAGAACATCGCCAAAGGCAAGATGTCTGCCGCGTGGTGGGCAGCCAAGGAACGCTGGTAAATGGCCGGAATCCCCCTCCTCGCAGGCATCTACACGAACGGCACGCCCGACTTCCGCACGGCGTACCCGGTAAACCTCGTGCCCGTCCCCATGAGCACAGGGCTCTCCGACGCCTACCTTCGCCCCGCCGACGGCATCGTCGAGCAGGGCGTCGGCCCTGGCGTTGATCGTGGCGCTATCTGCTGGAACGGGCGCCTCTACCGCGTCATGGGGACCAAGCTCGTGCGCATCGACCCCGCGGGCGTCGTGCAGGAGCTCGGCGACGTAGGCCCCGGGCCGCTCGTGTCGATGGACTATTCGTTCGACCGCCTCGCCATCAACAGCGGCGAGCGGCTCTACTACTACGACGGCTCCGCGCTGACGCAGGTGGTCGACCCCGACCTCGGCATCGTCAACGACGTGTGCTGGATCGACGGCTACTTCATGACGACCGACGGCGAGTACATCACCGTCACCGAGCTCAACGACCCGTACGCCGTCAGTCCGCTCAAGTACGCGAGCAGCGAGGCTGACCCCGATCCAATCATCGCGCTGCTTCGTCTGCGCAACGAAGTCGCGGCGCTCAACCGCTTCACGGTCGAAGTCTTCGACAACGTGGGCGGCACGGGCTTTCCGTTTCAGCGCATCGAGGGCGCGCAACTCCAGAAGGGCTGCATCGGCGCTCGAGCCTGCACCGTCTTTGTCGAGACGATCGCCTTCGTCGGCTCGGGCCGCAACGAAGCGCCGAACGTCTACCTGGGCGTCAACGCGAACGCGAACAAGATCTCGACGCGCGAGGTTGACCAGATCCTCGCGAGCTACACCGAGACGCAGCTTTCGAAGACGTACCTCGAAAGCCGCAACGACAACGCGCATGAGCACCTCTACGTTCACCTCCCCGACCGAACGCTCGTTTACGACCACACGGCGTCGCAGGCCGTCGGAACGCCGATCTGGTTCGTCCTGACGAGCGCCGTGCAGGGCTTCTCGAAGTACCGCGCGCAAAGCATCATCTGGGCCTACGACCGCTGGAACGTTGCCGACCCGACGACGGGATCTTTCGGCTACTTCTCGACGGCGGAAGCGGGCCACTACGGCGCGGTCACGCGGTGGGAGTTCACGACGCCGATTGCCTACAACGAAGGGCGCGGCATCGTCTTCAACGAGCTCGAGCTCATCGCTTTGACGGGCTCCGTCGCCTTCGGTGACGACCCGCTCATCTCGACGAGCTACAGCATCGACGGGCGCTCGTGGAGCGTCGACAAGAGCATTCGCTCGGGGCGCTTCGGGCAGCGCGCAAAGCGCCTCGTGTGGTTCAAGCAGGGCCACATGCGAAACTGGCGCATTCAACGCTTCAACGGGGATTCGCGCTCGAACCTTGCCTTCGCTCGCCTCGAAGCGACGATTGAGCCGCTGGCGTACTGATGGCGCCTCCGAACAAGCTCCTGCTCACGCGCGACCAGATCGCCTCCTTCGTCGGAGACGACACGCGCGCGATCAAGCAGATCGAGAAGCTCTTCGCGCTTGCGCAGGCGGTGCAAGACTCAAACTCGGAAGGCGTCGCCTTCGACGCGGGTGCGGCGCTCGCGGGCGTCAACGCACTCTCCGGTGCGGTCGCGCAGTTGGCCCAAGAAGGGGCAATCGACGCGAAGACCGCACTAGCCACCGCCGAAGCAGCGACGAGCGCGTTGGTGGGCCTCACCGACGCGGTGACGGGGCTTCTCCTCGCGCCTCCGACGACCGCCGTCGCGTCGAACGCCTTCACGTCTGGACGCGCGCGCTACGGGTCATTCTACGACACGACGACGCAGACCGCGGCGGTCATCAACACGGCGTATGCGATGACGTTCAACGCGACGGACCTCTCGTATGGCGTTTTCATCGGGACGCCGACGAGCCGCGTGTACGTCGACGCGGCGGGAATCTACAACATCCAATTCAGCGCGCAGATCGACAAGACGAGCGCGCCCGTCGGCCTCATCTGGATTTGGCTCCGCGTCAACGGCGTCGACGTGGCGAACAGCGCGACGCAGATTCGCATTCAGGGGAACAACGACGAGTCAGTGGCTGCGTGGAACTTCCTTTCGAAGCTGAACGCGGGAGACTACTTTCAGCTCATGTGGTCGGTCGACGACACCGACATTCGCATCCAGGCGCTTCCGGCGGCAGCTCCGGCCCCTGCGATTCCGTCCGTCATTCTCACCGTCACCGACAACATTTCACGCTAGGGTTCCGCCATGGCCGTCGTTCCGAAAGTGCTCATCCCGCCGAAGCAAGCCGAGGCCGTGCAAACGGCGCAGTACACCGTTCCGCTTGGCGCGCGCACGCGCATCGACAAGTTCACGGTGACGAACACGAACACGGCGAACGCGACGATCTCGGTGTGGCTCGTCACCTCGGGAGGCGCAGCGGGCAACGCAAACCTCATCGTCGACACGAAGTCGGTCGTCCCAGACGAGACGTACCTCTGTCCCGAGCTCGTCGGGCAGTGGCTCGAACCCGGTTCCTTCATCGTCACGCAAGCCAGCGCGGCGACGACCTTGACCATCCGCGCGAGCGGTGTGGAGTACACGTCATGATGATGCTCGGAATCCCCGTCGAGAAGCCGTTCCCGTCGACCAGCGAGAACAAAAAGAACACGCTCATGGTCATCCAGGATTGGATGCTCGGTCCCGAGCAGCCGTCGAACGAGCGCGGCGCGAACGGCGAGTACTGGCGCGCGCTCGCGAAGGCGATGCAGGTCGACGAGGCCGAGGCTCGCCGTCGCCGCTGCTCGAATTGCGAGTACTACGACAACACGCCGGGAACGCAGCTCAAGATGGAGCGCATCCCCTGGAACCAGTGGGACGACGGCGCAGGCTTCCGCGGCTTCTGCACGAAGTTCTCGTTCTGCTGCCATGACCTGCGCTGCTGCCAGGCGTGGGAAGAGAAGGAGTTCGAGGCGGAATGACGACGCTTGCGGAGGCGGTGCGTTCTGGTGCGCTTGCGACGGAGGAGCGCATTGAGCGCGTCGCCGGCGTCATGCTCGCGCAGCCGCAAGCGGACTGCCCCGTTGCGCACTTCTTCGGCCCTGGCGTGTACATCCGCCAAGTGTCGATGAAGGCTGGCACGTTCGCGATCGGTCATCGGCAGAAGATGGATCACGTCAACGTCATGCTGACGGGCGCCGTTGCTCTCGTCACCGAAGACGGCGTGAAGGAGCTTCGTGCGCCGCTTGTCTACGTAGGCAAGCCTGGTCGAAAGGTCGGCTACATCCTCGAGGATTGCGTCTGGCTCAACGTCTACGCGACGAACGAGACGGACATCGAGAAGCTCGAAGCGACGTTTCTTGAGAAGAGCGCAACGTCGCAAGAGGCTGAGCGAATCATGTGGGAAACGTCGGTCGGAACGCGGCAGGTCGATCGCGACGACTTCGACGCGATGCTTCGCGAGGTCGGCATCGAGGCCGAGACGGCGCGCGCTCAGTCGGAGAACGAAGGCGACCAGTGCGCGATGCCGCCCGAGTACGCTTCGCGCTTTGTTGTGCGGCGTTCGCCGATTGAAGGCCGCGGCGCGTTCCTCTCGGAACCTGCGAAGGCTGGCGAGTACATCGCACCCGCGCGCATCGGTGGGAAGCGCACGCCGGCGGGACGATTCGTGAACCACGCCGCGATTCCGAATGCACGTTTCGCGCTCGACGATCGAGGAGACGTGCATTTGTACGCCATTCGCGACATCGCCGGCTGCGCCGGTGGTAACGTTGGCGACGAAGTAACGGTCGACTATCGCGAGGCGCTGAAGCTCTCGGGCATCGCTGCTATGGAGAAGAGACCATGAGTGCAATCGCAACCGCCGTCATTGGCGGGTCCATCATCACCGGCGTCGGGGGCTACCTCGCGCAGAAGTCCGCCGCTGAGGAGGCGTCGGGCGCGCAGCGTTCGGCGAGCGAAGCCGCTATCGCAGAGCAGCGTCGCCAGCAGGCCGAATCGGAGCGTCTCCTCGCGCCGTACATGCAGGCGGGGCAGGGCGCGCTCGGGCAGCAGCAGGCGCTTCTCGGCCTCGCAGGCCCCGAGGCGCAGCAAGCGGCGATCTCGCAGCTCGAGCAGAGCCCGCAGTTCCAGGCGATGGTGCAGCAGGGTGAGACCGGCATCTTGCAGAATGCAAGCGCAACGGGTGGCCTCCGCGGTGGCAACACGCAAGCGGCGCTCGCGCAGTTCCGCCCTGCGATGCTCTCGCAACTCATTCAGCAGCAGATGGCGCAGCTCGGCGGGCTCTCGGGCATGGGCCAGCAGGCTGCCGGCGGCGTGGCTGGCTTCGGGCAGCAGGGCGCACAGAACGTCATGGGCCAGCTCGGCGCGATCGGGCAGGCGCAAGCTGGCGCGGCGATGGCGCAAGGGCAAGGTCTCGCGAACCTCTTCGGCGGCATCGGCGGTGCGCTCGGCACGCTCGGCGGTCTCGGCGCGATGGGTAAGGGACCGTTCGGTGGTGCGGGTGTTGGCGGCGCTGGCGCCGCTGGTGGTGGCATGGCGTCAACCGCAAACGCTTACAACGCGATGACCGAGGCGCAGCGTCGCCTTGCGTTTGGTGAATGAGGCAACGACCATGGCGCAACCATTCAGCTACCTGCTCAATGTCCCAAACCCCGCCGAGGCGGTCACGTCGGGCCTCCAGCAAGGCGTCCAGCTCGCCTCGATGATGGAGCGCACCGACGCGCTTGCAGCGCAGCGTCGGCAGACGGAGCTTGAGAATCAGGCGCTTCAAGCGAAGGCGCAGCGCGAGAAGGCGCAGCGCGACGCGCTCGACGCATTCTACGCAAGGCCAGCGACGGAGCGTACCGCAGCAGACTACGAAGCGATTTCGGCAACGCTCCCGAAGGAGATGGCCGAGAACGTGCGCGCGTCCTTCGAAGCAAAGACGAAGGAAGAGCAGCGGCAGGATCTTCTCTTCGGCTCGCAAGTGCTCTCCGCGCTTCGGCTGAAGGACACTGGCACCGCAAGCCAGATGCTTCAGGAGCGCGCGAAGGCGTACGAGTCGAGCGGCATGAGAGCGCAAGCGCAGGCGATGCAGAATCTCGCCGACATGACGCTCATCGACCCAGAGCACGCCGAGCTTGCGCTAGGTCCGACGATTGCCGTTGTTCCTGGTGGAAAGGACTTCATCGAGAACATCGCGAAGCAGCAGGCGACGCAGTTTGAGGCGCAGCTTCAGCCGTCCAAGATGCGCAAAGCCGCCGGAGAGGCGGAAGAGGCCGAGACGAAGGGGCGCCTCGCAGAGAAGAAGATCAAGGGCGAAATCGCAAAGGACGCTGCATCCGCATCGGCTTCGTACGCAAGCGCGAAGAAGTCGCTTGCGGAGGCGAAGACGGAGGACGAGAAACGGTCGGCAGCCGTCGATCTTCTTGTCGCGCAGGCCGCGCTCACGCGCAGCAAGATCGAGAAGGCGATGGGCAACCCTGAAGACGCTCGGCAGGGTGCGCTTGCAACGATCGACGTGATCGACAAGGTGCTCAAGAACGAAGGCGACGCTCGCTCGATTCTCGGAACGTGGAACGCCATTCCAAAGACCTTCAGCATGAAAGGGCTGGAAGGTATCAAGCTCGGCGCGTGGAAACCACAGATCGCCATGAACGAAAAGGAGCTCGACGTTCTCGCGAACATCAACGAGCTCGGCGGGAAGACGTTCCTTCAGCAAGCTCAAAAGATGCGCGGTCTCGGGC